ATCGGCATAACGAGTTGTGTAGCGAGGTGAGAGCATGTCACGTTTCATTTGCCACTGCTGCTGTATGCCCTGCCCAGCAAAGTAGAGCGTGCCTTTCCCGTCTTTCGCGTTGAGATGATCGAGGACCTCCATCAACCTCTCGCTACCTGCCCGCGGCGAGTTCTCGTCGAACAGGTTGAGCTGGGCCACTCCTTGGCTAAAGAAGTCCCCAAGCATAATGCCGGCTTTCTGGTACCGGTGACCATCCTTCCAGATTTTGTCCAGGCACTTTACCGCGGCGTTGATGATGTCGCGGGAATCCTGAGTAGGGGTGAGAAGCTTCATGGACGCACTGTTACCGTAATATGGCTCGTTAAGCGCAAAGGGAGACGTTTTCACGAAGGCAGAGATAAAGCGGCAGTACTGATGCTCGCCGCGAAGCTTTTCGGCCCCACGCGCTGCATAGCTGCAGATAGCCTGCCGCATCTGTTCATACTCAGTAACGCGTTCGCCAAATGACCGGCTGCACACGATTTCTTGCTTTGTTGGCGCGAACTCCTCCAAATCAAGACAAGGCTCGCCGCGCAGTTCCCGGACCGTTCTTTCCAGCACGACGTTGAAGTGTTTGCGGATAATCCAGGTACTCTGCTCAGAGAGGTCCAGAGCTGTTTTGATGCCCATTGCGTTGAGCTTCTTGCTGATGCGGCGGCCTACGCCCCAGACGTCCTCAACGGGTACTAGGGCAAGGAGTCGGCGCTGGCGATCGATATTCGATAAATCAACTACTCCGCCGGTCTGGCGCTGCCATTTCTTGGCGGCATGGTTGGCCAACTTAGCGAGTGTTTTGGTCTGAGCAATGCCAACCCCAACCGTCAAGTGTGTACGCTTCAGAACCGTAGCGCGGATCTCTTTGCCGAACTCCGTCAGGTCCCGGCAATTACGCACACCTGTCAGGTCGCAAAAAGCTTCATCGATGCTGTAAATTTCGACGCGAGGGCTCATTTCCTCGAGCGTAGTCATTACCCGGTTCGACATATCAGCATACAGCTCATAGTTGCTGCTGAAGCAAACAACCCCAGCGCGCCGGAATAAATCCTTTTGCTTAAAGAACGGCTCTCCCATGGTAATTCCAGCCGCCTTGGCCTCGGCGCTGCGTGCGATTACGCAGCCGTCATTGTTGGAGAGAACGACAACCGGCCGCCCTTTTAGGTCCGGCCTGAATACAGTCTCGCATGATGCGTAGAACGAATTCACATCACAGAGCGCAAACATGTTCAGCTCGCCGATTTAACGATGTAAGTCACGACGCCGAAAACGTCCAGCGTATCTTCGCTGCCTACAACAATCGGACTGTAGGCGCTATTCATTGGGATGAGTTGGACTGTCGGGCGTAGCTGCAGGCGTTTAACAGTAAATTCCCCTTCTACCGCGGCGATGACAATGTCACCGTGCTCAGCTGTGCGCGAGCTGTCCACTACCAGCAGATCACCGTCGCTTATTCCCGCCTCAATCATTGAGTCGCCAGCGGCCTTAACGAAATATGTTGAGCTCGGGTGGGAAACCAGTAACTCATTGAGATCGATACGCTGTTCAACATAATCAGCCGCAGGGCTTGGGAAACCACACTGCACTAAATCACTGAAAAGCGGGAGAGCGATAATTTCTCGCAGTTCTGCAGGCCTGATAAATTCCATGTTGCACACCTCAAATACTGTTTTTATATACAGTAGTTTTATTTGTAAGTGACCGCAAGATCCGGGCTCAACTGTCACTGCTTAAAGCTTCGCCGTTTCGTTTCTAAGTTTCTATGTCGCTTCGAATTATGAGTTTTGTAAATTTTATGCCCGTAACCCTTTGTGCGCAGATTTAAGCCGCTTTTGAAACGGGGAATTTTTTATACAGTGTGCATACAGCTACATCGTAGATGATCGCCACCTGCTTCCTGTCCACACCGTTCGCAATCAGTCGGCCCGCCTGGTCCCATTGTTCCTGGGTAAGTTTCGGACGCCTGCCGCCGATTCGCCCTTTCTCCCGAGCTGCGGCTAACCCAGCGCGAGTGCGCTCCACTATCAACTCCCTCTCCATCTCGGCCAGGGCAGACATGATGTGGAAAATGAAACGCCCCATTGGGCTGGAAGTATCGATGCTGTCCGTAAGACTTTTGAAGTGGATGCCGCGCTGCCGTAGTTCGTCGACCAGCAGTACCAAGTTCCGCATGCTTCGCCCAAGGCGATCAAGCTTCCACACCACCAGCGTATCTCCCTCTTTCAGCGTCTTAAGAAGCTTTTTCAGTGCTGGCCGGTTCGCCACTGTTCCGCTCATTTTTTCTTCGAAAATTTGCTCACATCCTGCGCGTTCGAGCGCTTGTCGCTGAAGATCCGTATTTTGGTCATTTGTTGACACCCTTACATAGCCAATTTGCATATTTTTCACCCAATTATTTCTGCAAAAAAATCAGGTGAAGTTATCGGCCAGGCCGCTCAAGAGCAATCTATAAAACGTCGGTTTAGGAAGTAGCGCGACGAGGAACGCTTTTAGCTCGTCAGGCAACATGCTTTCGGTTGGGGATTTTGGGGTTGGTTCGGCTCTCCAAAATAAGCCAACAGATGCCAGTTCATCCTTCATCAGTGATGCCGATGGCAATACTCTGTGGGCTCCTGCGAATGGGTGTGGGTTCCAGAGTTCGTACACTGGACAGCGAATTGCGCAGTTATGGATCACTTCCGGTAGTGCGGTATTCAGCCGCTTTCTTACAACCACTGACCCTCAAACACCAAAATCCTCAGTGCCGTGGGCGCAGCTGCAGTCTGCGGGTACATCGGACATTAACTTTAAAAAAGTGACAGGGGATCTGGATTTAGAAGTGTCTCTGGCCAACATCGTGGCAATGGACTTTAAGACCTTCTACTACCTCGCAGATGAAGCCAAAACGACTCGCCGCGGCGTCATTGCTCAGGAACTGGAAAAGATAGATCCGCAATATGTTCACTCGGCTGAGGAGTCGGGGAAAATGACGCTTGACCTCAATCCTCTGATGCTCGATGCGCTGGCGGCAATCAAAGCGCTGGCTGTCCGCGTCAGCGCCTTAGAGGAAGTGATCAACGTTGCGGCTCCTGGCTCATCCGCTGGTTAAATAGGGAATCGTCAGGCATATCAAGGCGAACATCGATCCAGCTGTTCGCCGGTACGTCCATCGGTTCACCTTTGGTTTTAATGATCTCACCTTCACCGCTCAGGATGTATTTTTGCTTGAAAAGACGGATTGTCAGGCCACCGCTTTCCGTCTGCTCAGCTTCAACCACGCCAAGTTCTCCCATGCCACCAGGGTCCATCGGTGGCAGTAGCTGCCATCCCTCTGAAGCCAGTCCGGCTGAACCTGTCAGCAGGTAAACGCCCGCCTCAAGGCGAGAAAGGGTTATGCCCTCCGCCTCTGCGTTTGCTGTCCCGCAGCCGCACCAGGAGAAACCATCTTCGGCTACGTCAGCGCGCTGGCATGCATCGCGACTCGTTACTATGCGGGCAACTGGTGAGGCCGCTTTTAGCGTGCCATCGCTCGCCTTAGTGGTGTTCCCCGTTGTGTAGGCTTCCTGATACAGCCACCCTGTAGGTGTTCGGTAACTGAAGAAAGTCCGCCCTAACGTGTAGATTTGATGAATGCGAGTTGGTCTACCTCCGCGAGCTATTACGATTGAGGTAATGCTCTGACTTCCTGAGACCCCCATGTAGCTGGCGTCCTCTACTGACCATATAAACGATGAGGGGTAGGACTCGCTCATAGTATTAAGTGGAACTGATTCAGTAATTTCACGCCCCAGACCAAAAGCCCCCACAGTTAGAACTTTCTTTTGACCGGAATCACCCCAGGAACTTTGAGCATCCAATAAAGCGCTATTTCCCAAACCGAGGTTTGAGCGAGCGTTTTCTGCAGTTGTTGCCCCGGTCCCACCCTGGTCAATCGGGAGAGCACCGTTGGGCCCTTTCTGCGCCAGCTTACCGATGCCGGGGATAGTCACGGGGGTGCCGTTTATGGTTACCGTGATGCTCTGGTTTGCTGAGGTAGTAGAGAACGTCTCCCATGCGCCGATATTCTCGTCATACTCTTTGATGAGCTGAGACATGGCCTGCGCCAGCCCGTCGACCGAGATATTGTCTGATACCAGAATGCCATACTTCTGGCCACTGAGCGCCGGTGATGCAGCAGGCGTTACCGTCATTGACGTGGCGCTGTTCACGGATGAAATCTGAAACATCTGCACCGGGTTGGACATAACGATAATTGTCTGGCCAGCGCGAACCTGGCTGGCGGGTGCAGTCCAGTTTGTGCCGGTGCCGGTTGCGGTGTTTCCGTTAACGGCGATGGTGCCAGTGTTATAAAGCATATTTTCTCCAGGCAATAAAAAACCCCGCCGTAGCGAGGTTTGTTTTGAAACAGAATGAGTTAATTGCAGGTCGTGCTGGTGAACGTGTTGGCGCTAACCCAGGTCCAGTTAAAGGGGTAACCGGCGCGGTACTGGGTCTGATTGTTTTGTTTACGCACCCCGTAAATCTGGACGCTGTTTTCCTGCCCGCCAATAAGGGCAGTACCGGAACACACAGGCTGCTGTTTCTCAATAACGCCAGCGCAACCGGAGAGCAAAACCGCCACCGCCAGGCAAAGAATCATGTTTTTCATAGTGGTTATATCCCAGGGCATTCACTAGGTTACACAATAACAATATGAATCAACGGGATATAATTGATTTGGTAGATCAATTATTAGAAATTGATCGCTGAAAACGATCAATCGTAGTTGGCGCAATTGATGGCCATGATGACGTTTCTCATGTTTGAGTACGCGACGTTTTGCAGCCCTCCGGAGGGGGTTGTCTGAGGTCTGGCAAATATCCGCGTATTGCTTCCCTCGAGTTTTGCCATGCTCTTGTAAATTGCAGCGTAGGGCTGCGGCTGGCCACCGGCTGATATAACCCCGGTAATCAGGCCGAGCATGACGGGCATGCAAGCCCACTTCCCCGCCCGGGTTGTGTTGATGTTGTAGCCTGAGCTTGCATCTACTCCGGCAGTTCCTATGGTAACGACATCGCCGAGCGTGCGCGTCTCGTGGGTTAAAATCAGGGTCCCCGATGCATCCCACACGGCCATACGCTGTGCCGGTTGCATTAGGTCTGAGAAAATCAATCGTGATGGTGTTTCCGCTTACCGTCTGAGTGATTTCCACTTCAACCGTGCAATGAACGAAGGCCACAACGGGCTGACCTGAGGGAAAGGTGTGCGTCACCTTTGTATTGAAACCCGATGTTCCCTGCAGTGCCGCTGTCTTTCGCGCCTGTAATGCAATTGGCGAGCTGTTCGCGGTAACCCATACCTCACCGCTCGTCGTCGTCAGTAAACCGCCGTACTGCGCCATTTATGCCCTCTCGATCTGGAAAATGAGAAAAGCTGCAACTGCGGGTTCAGTCCCTGCGGAATAGTCGGTATCCCCTACTGAGGACACCGTTGCAGTACCACCAGAGATGGAGATCTTCCTCCTTCCCGTTCCCCACTTATCATCGTTCATGACCTGAAAGTAGGTCAGTTTGCAACCCGGTGGAAGGTCAACGGAAAAAGAACCTGTTTTCTGGTTAACGGCCAGCTGCAGAAAGCCACAAACGCTGACTGGCTTAATTCCATAGTTGTTAACCTTGCCTGATGCGTCCCATGTTTGAACACCGTATTCCGCCATCGTATCTCCTGAAAAAAAGAGGCCCCGCAAGAGGCCTCCCGTCACCATGTACCAGTGATTCTCCCGATCTGCACCCTCAACACATTGTTGGAGTCCCGTACACTGATTGTCTGGTTGGTCTGTTTCATGGCACCCTCGCCAGCTGTCGAACCGTAGTTCTCAAGCGTGCCCGTTCTAAAGTTTATGGACAGGCCAGCCTGGTTCGGAACGTAGTTAACCGAGCTGATTGTTTCAGCCAGTTTCGCTCGCGTGATAGTGGCATCGCCTATTACCGTATCTCTGATAATTACCTGCCCGTTCTGGATAATGAACGGAAGCGTAACGGTCGCTCCGGCCTGGTGAGTAACAGCGAAGCGGTCAGCCAGGAAGATAACCTGCGACTGCATGCCGGATGGCGTATTCTCCACGCCGATACCCATCCCCGCGGCGTAATACTGCCCGTTGCTTGAGACGCCAACTTTGATGTTGTACATCGCGCTGAGGTCGCCGTTTACGTTCGCTATGGCCTGAGCGTTGGTGGTGATGGCTGAGGTATGCCCGTTCACCGTCGCCGTGATGCTGTTTACCTGCGTGGCCATAGCCTGCTGGTAATCGGAGAACGTCTGGTTCAGGCTGTTGATGGATGCCTTGTTGCCGTTAACGTCCGTCTGCAGGCTCAGCAGCGAGCGCGCCGTTGCCTCCCTGTCGTTGACAATCACTTCATCAATGCGGTCCAGATTCGCGCTGTTGCCGGCGACCGATGCAGAAAGGGTTTTACGCGTGGCCACCTGAGCGAGGTTGGCCTGGATTATCGCAATTGCTGAGTTCTTCACCCCGCCCGTCATGCCGTCCATAGATACGCTGATGCTGTCGATTCGCTGCCCCAGCGCGGTATCAGCCGTTGCGACGGTCTGCTCAAGATTTGATAGAGAGGACGACACATCACCGACCGTGCTCGATAGCTCATTAACGCTGGTCTGGACCTTCCCGATGTCCTGCGCGTTTTTTGCGATTTCCTGCGCCTGCAGCTCAAGTTCGTCGTTGGCCTGTTTGATGTCGTCAGCCATGCCAGCAATTTTTTCATTGCTGTCCACCGCATTCTCGATCAGGTCCTTGAAGGTATCCGAGTCTTTAATCTCCTCCAGGATCACATCGGTGATGTCAGACACATCGATACTGGCCTGACCGCGCACCCATTCTGTGTAACCTGATTCGTTACCGCTGCGGTCCACCAGCTGCGCGCGGTACCAGAAAATCTGCCCAGCCTTAAGGCCCATCTGCTGATATTTGCGCTGCGGGTAAGGCACATCGGCCAGCAGCATCGCATCGTCTTCGGTACCGGTCAGGCTGTACTGAATTTCCGTCTTCAGCGTGTCGTCGGTATTCGCGGGGAATCCCCAGTTCAGCTCGATACCGAATACCACGTTTTCAGAAGCGATGAAGCCAACCGGCTTCGGTGGATTGCCCACTTTACCGGTCAGCGTTTTCTCTTCTGAATAGCCCCATCCGGACGAGATTTCTGCGGCATTGATTGCGCGTACGCGCACCAGGTAGCGCCCGGCATAAATCCCCGGGACGTCGAATGATGTGGTGGAGCTGCGCGGCACGTTAACCCAGTTCCCGTCGTTGCGGCGCCATTGCGCTTCATAGGCGATAGCGTTCTGCGCCTGGTCCCAGCTCACGCGCATCGTTTCGACGCTGATATTTTGCTGCACCACAGAAAACGAGCTGATCACTATGTTCGCAGGCGGCGACTGGTTGCCCGGCGGGATCACGCTCACCGGCCGCTGGTCAATGATGGCTCCGGTATCAATGCGATCGAATTTATCCGGATCGTGATTTGCACCGACGATTGTGAACGTGCCGTCATTATTATCAGTTACCGTAATAACGCGATACTGCTGTGCGTAGAGCTCATCAGACTCAATGACCCATACGGCCTCAGCTACAGGCGTTTCGCTGTAAGCGGTCGTAACGGTCACTTTATTGCCCGTAATCGACTGAATGGTGCGTGACTGAGAAACACCCGATGGAAGATTGACAATCATCCTGTCGGCTGCCGAAGCATCCGGCGCCCTGTCCAGCGTCAGCACGCGACCATTCACCGCAGAGATACGGCCGCCCAGGTCGCGCCCGGAGAGATTTCGGTCCGCTACAGCGATTACATAGCCAGGCTGCGGAATGTTGCCATCTTCCCCAACATTGAAAGTAACAACGCGATCTTTGTTGTTGGTGAGGATCCCCCATCGCCCTTTCCGATTCGCTTCTGACTGACGGGTACAGCCGATCGCAGTTATCTCAAGTTGATTAAACCCATAACGCGCAACCAGCGCCTGCTCAAAAACAGGCTCCATCGCATCAGAATAAGCGTTATCAGGGTCAGACCAGGACACCAGCGCATTGGTGTAACGGTTCTTTGTGGTGCTGCTGGAATAGGTAAAGCGCCCATCAATAACGTTCGCATGCGTGTATGTAAAATCTACATCTCTCGGCATGTCCGCCAGCGCCACAATCTGGTCGTCGCCCCAGTAGGTCATCCCACGGAATATGGCAGCAAAATCACGCAGGACCGTATAAGCGTCGTTGCGTTCCTGAATGTAGACGTTGCAGGTATAACGTGGTTCGGTACCACTTCCGCCTTTGCCATCCGGTACCATTTGATCGCAATACTGCGCAACCTGGTAGAGCGTCCATTTATCTATGTTGGCCGTTGTAAGACGATCCCCAAGTCCGAAACGGTCGCTAACCACCAGGTCGTAGAAAATCCATGCAGGGTTATCGGTCCAGGCCCATTTAAATGTCCCAGCCCACGTACCGCTATAAGTGCGGGTTTCGGGGTCGTAAGTATCCGGTACGCGGATAACACGGCCGCGGGGCTCACAGGAGATCTGCGGGATAGAGCCGTTAAACTGGCTGGAATCGAATTCGATATAAAGCAGCGCTGTGTTTGGATAGCGTAATTTAGCGTCAATTACCTCGGTGAAGCTCTGCAGCATCATCGTGTCGCCGATCTTCGCGCTGTTGGCATCAGACGTAATCTTACGGAGTCGGATTGTCCAGGTGCTGCCAGCCTGAGGTAAATCAATACGGTGGCTGCGCTCGTAACCTGACGTCGTTTTGCCGGTCACGCTGGTATTGAGTACTGTCTGCCATGTGCCGCCGTCCGTCTGCAGGTCAATCGCATAATTAACCGAGTAACCGACCAGATCGCCGTCGTCCTCCTGCTTGAAAAGCGAAGGCCATTTCAGGCGCAGGCGAACAGCTGAAAGCTGCGTATTGGTAAACGTGCGCGTCCACGCTGTAGCGCTCGATACCTCAGTTCCCACATTGATTTCGTTTTCGGTACCGGGTATGCCCTGAATATATTTTTGCGCCTGAGTTCCCGCGCGAAATTCCCACGTAACGCCGCTGAAGTTTTGAGAGCCGTCAGCATTCTCCAGAGCCGTTCCGTCAAGGTAGATATCTTTCGCCGTCAGCTGCCCTGCAAATTCCCCCTCTCCTAGTGCAACGAGGATTTTTGCCTTTGCTACAGATTGCAGATCATCAGGCTGTTCGGTAGGGGTTCGGGAACTTGAGCTGCCGCCCTTGCGGCCTTTAATAGCGGTTGCTAAAGCCATATTGCGCCCATAAAAAAAGCCACCCAGAGGTGGCTTTTTGAAATGTGTTTAATCTAGTAGAATTCAACTTTCGTATTCGCTGCCATTAATACTGGCTTCGGCACAGGATTCCCTGCGCTCTGCATTGTTACTTTACATATTTCAGGAACAAGCTTTTCGCTATAATGACAAGTATTCGTTGCTGTATAACCTTCCGAGTAAACTGATGTGTTTATAATTTTATAATCAAGAGGCTTCCTGTCTTTATCAACATAAGATATTTCGTTTTTAGATAGGATTTTTCCAGAGCCATAAAACTCAGAACGTATCAAATTAGAATCATCATCATAGAAATGCTCAGATATCTTTTTACCCAAATAATATGTATCTTTAATTAATCCATTCGAGTAAAGACTATATCGTAACTCGTCACCATTTTCATTTTTACTCAAAATATTACATTTTTCATCGAGCTGTATAGAGAAAGGCTTACCATCTCTCTGACCAACAAGACTTCCATTGCTATTTTTTAGAATGGTTTCATGTCCAGAGGAAACGTTATCAAGATCTAAGCTTTCAACACACCCATTCTTATCCAGTCTGATGGCAATTTTATAAGTGACTTTCCCATTTTCTTCTACATCAGTATCCAAGGATTTGACAGCTCCTTTAACTGGATTGAAATCAAACATAGTAGATAAATTATAGAGGAGAGGAATGTAATGGTTCTCAGCCAAAGCCATGCCTGAAAATAAAGAAGTACAAAGGAAAAGAATAGATGTTTTTTTCATTTTTGAATCTAAGCTCAAGTCACCCCATATTAAGTAAGCCCATTACAGCATGCTTACTGCTGATCTTCAACATAGATACCGGCGGAGATGATCGCGCCACCAATACGGCGCCGACCGTACAAGAGTGGTACCGGATTGCCCTGAGCTGTCGTATTTGTTACCCCACCAAAGGCGTAGCTGGCTTGGTTATCCGCAGATTGCTTACTGGCGAGCCCGGTTGTCTGTGGAGAAAGCATCTGGACTACGCCGCCGATTGCCATTGATGCCCCAATACCCGCCACGGCGCCCCATCCACCAGCGAAAGCGGTACCTCCAATCCCGATCGCGGCCCCTCCCGTGACGAATGCAGCAACAGCGACAAGGGCAGCCCCGAGGATTGTCTGAAACACCCCGGCTCGCTTACTGCCGATGATCACCGGCGCGATGCGGATTTCCTCTGTACTCCTGTCCATACTGAGCTCATCGTTTAAGAGGTTTCGTTTCCCGCTGAATACCGCATAAGTTAAACCTCGTTGCTTACTGGTATTCAGGAAACGCTCAAAACCCGGCACGATAACGCTCAGTGCTCGGATGGCCTCTTTTGGTGAGGCGACGGATATTTTGAACTCCCTGCCAAACGTGGCGCCAAGAACTCCATAAAGTCTGATGGTTCGAAATGTTTCGGTCATTACAGCGGACATACTGCCTCCGAAAAATTGAATGCAGCCTGATAGATTTGTGTGTAAATGATTGCCACCTTACAGGCGTTGATTCATAGAAAAAATACAGATATTTAGATAATATCCCTAAGCCTAATAGGGCAGACAACAAAACAAGGAATAGTAGAATGGAACACAATCCACTTGCTGGGCTGGTATTTATTATTTGGCTAATTACCTTTTTCCCTTGCTTTCGCATGGCACAGAAAGCCGGTTTTGGCTGGGCTATGGCTATCTTCCTGTCGATGCCGGGTCTGCATTTCATAATGCTGTGGGTGTTTGCGTTAATGAAGTGGCCTAATCTTCCCAATAAGTAATAACCCCCTTATGCACGTGTTACAGCAGATCCACATAACGTAAAATCTTCATGGTACGGTCACGCCAGTAGCCGCCATACGGCACGCGCTGGCTCAGGTGACCATAAAGATGGTGCAGCAGCATATTTCCCTCCAGCAGGATTCCTGCATGATTCCACTTATCTGCCTGAACCTGCATGATTATCATGTCGCCTGGTTTTGGCGGCCCGTCGAATTCACGGAATCCGCACTCATACCAGCAATCCTGATAGAAGTTGTCCGGATAGTCGTTTTCCCACCAGGGATAATCGACCCGGTAATCGTGAAGCTCTATACCGTGGGTTTGCCGGTAATAGCTCATCACCAACCCCCAGCAGTCGAAGTGACCAAGCACAAACGGGCGCTCCAGCAGAGGCAGTTCTCCACGCGGCTGGATGGTCCGTAAATCCCCCTCCGGCCAGCTCACGATATGCCAGGGTAAAAGGGTTGCATCGCATTGCGCTTTATCCAGTTCGCTCGGTTGCGTCGTGGCATCAGGGTGACTGTGAGCGATGGCGATCACATTCCCCCAGTCCTCAGCAGCTGCATAGTCTTCGGGGCAAAGTATAAAATTGTCCTCCGGCGCCGCGGCAAGATTCCGGCACGGGAAATAACGTTCAACACGGCTTTTCTGCGCCACCACGCCGCAACACTCGCGAGGATACTCAGCTGCAGCATGAGCCATAATCGCATCGATGGTTTTCTGACGCATATCAGCTCCTGATCAAAGACGTGCCAGGGAACCCACCGAACGGCAGTTCGTTACCGTCTCCATGCCGGAGCTTACAGGCCGTAAGCGTGCCGTTGCATTCGTCCAGAGAGGGGGCGCTCACCGGGTTGTTGTTTTTATCGAAATAGCGGGTTCCGGCATAGTCGCAGCCATCGCCGGTGCGATATTTATTCCGGATACACCAGGTACACAGAGAATGAAGTTGACGTGTAGGGATCATCTTTCCCTGTAACGACATCGGGCTATCGAGCACGAATTCGATACTTTCGCCCGGAATTTCGCTGCTTTTGCTATCAATGTAAAAAACTCGTTTTCTGACCTGTTGCGGATCAGCTGTTGCGTTACCTGCAGGGAAGTTCTTCGCATCGAGATAGTGCGAATAGGTGTCATGGATAGTGACTTTCGCCTGTAGCATATCGTCATAGGCAAGGCACAGCGCTGTAATCTTGCTTTCGATATCTGCAACCGTCAGCGTTGGCTGGGCGCTGTTGCCTTCTGTGGATGCTTCAAGCCCTTCAATTTGATACGGCCAGGCGGCATATTCTTCCCCCTGCCACCAGATGCTTTTCGCCTTCAGCTTTGATTCATCACCACCAGCGGCGGCGATTTCCTCTTCCGTGTGCGGGAGGTTGTACGCGTGAAATCGCAGTACATCATCCACGCCGAAAGTAGAGCCATCAACTTCGATAAGCCGGACTTTGTTTCCGGGCTCAAGGCTTTGATAGTCTGCTGTAATCATGGTGCGTACGCCTGTTTGAATGTTGCGGAAATGGTTATGACTTTGCTGGATAAGGGCTGTGACTTGATTGATTCGGCCTCGATACGATACAGCCCTGTTTCGCCAACTGGAGATGTCCAGATGAATGATTTGGTGACGTGAGAACGAAAGAACTTCAGGGCCTGAAGCATGTCCGCTTTTTTCCCCGTGAGTGTTACAGGCCAAGACTGCTTTTCAGGATTAATGCCTTCCCCGGCGATCTGCTCATAGCCGTCTCCAAAGGTTGCAGAGCGCGTTTTAAGGCTGAACGACCCTTCCATTCCCGCCTGTATCTGGGTTCGCCAAGTAAAGGTTTCGATCGCCACATTTCCTCCGGATATAAAAAAACCCGCCGAAGCGGGTTGAATTTAATTATTGGCAGAAAGAATTTTTTCTCCAACTGCCTATTCATTATGTATATTTGAATGGCTTTTACACTACTTCACTACACAGCGAGTTCTTATGAAAACACTACTAGTTGCTGTTCTTTCTTTAATGCTTGTGGCGCCCTCGATCACTTATGCAAAAGGTTCTCGTGGTCATTATACAAACGGGAAAGGCTCCTCACACAAGGGTGGCACATATACAACCCATAAGTATCTGCCTCGTAAATAATTAATCATGTGATAGCAGGCTCAAACAAGGGACTGCTATCAATTTGTCAACGGCTTTTCATAGCGTTCCATATCAACCTTCCGGGTTGCAACTCCTTAGCAATTCCAGCACGAACAGACTGATCGATAGTCTGTTTGTAAGCCCGAGAAATAGCGTCGTTGTTACCAGATGCCTGCTGCTGAGTGTTCTGATTATGAACGACCACGGACGTTTGAACGGTTACGCCGCCAGTTGCCGATGATTGCAGCCCATACATCGGGGCGTGGCCAACATAACCGCCGTTTGCATAGCCCTGTGCGCTTCGCATAAGTGAATAGAGGTTTCCAACACCCAGCGCACTGGTAGCCTTCTTGGTGAATACGAATTCTCCACCATGAACCACACCTTTTGGCTGATATTTTCCTCCATCCCCGGTATAGCCAACCGCGCCGCCATTAGCGTACTCAGGAATAAAGCCGCCAGACCATGCCTGTATTCCAAAGAAATTACCTATTGCCGTTCCACCAAAAGCTGACTTCATTCCATTAACCAGAGCCAGTTGCGTCAGCATCTGGGCGGTGCCCTTCAGGAAGGTAGTCAGGAAATCTGAGAAGTTAGATTTACCAGTAGTAAAAAAGTCAGTAAGTGTGCTGGCCATCCCGGTGAACGCATTGCTGGTAATCGTCTGCACCTGCGAGTAAACATTAGTCGCGCTGTCCTCAAATTCAGCCCAACCCTTTTTCGCGCCGGTCAACCAGTCGCCACGCAACCTGTCCTCTGCATCATAGTAATCATTCGCCGCTTTAAGCTGCTTCTGATAGCCCTCGTCGTCAAGCGTGCCGCCGGAGTTGATCCAGCCAGAGGAAAGCTGGCTCTTTGCCAGCTCACGTTGTGCCTGACGGTCACTCATCCCGGCACCGTTCACTAATGCAGCCTGCTTCTCTGCCATCTGCGTGACGTATTTCTGCGAGGTGTCCATTTGCTTGTTCAGCTGTTCCTGTGCGGTAATCTGATCACCTAACAGGGCTTTCTGCCGTGCCAACTGAAGCACCTGGTCTTTACTCGTCAGCAGGGATTTCTCCTGCTTTGTCAGTGAACGTGAACGCGAGGCCTCCTCCAGCACCTGAAATTTCGCTTCAGTCGTCCACAGATCTTTGCGCTGCTGGCTGATAGTGTCGTTCAGCCCTTTATGCTGCTGCAGCGCGCGTAACTGCGCCTGAAGCGCCAGTAATTCGGCCTGGGCAGCATCCGTGCTGCGATCGCCAGCCGATAAAGTGCCCTGCTTTCCGGTTTTCGTCTTTTTCCCAAAAGAAGCGACTCCTTCACGATCCTTTTGGGTGGTTGCGGTACTTATCTTTCTGGTCGTATCGAGGTACTTACCTGCACTGATATCAGCCGCATCCCAGTCTTTTTTCAGCTGAGCGACACTGTCGCCATAAGCGCCGGCCATTTGTTCGTTGTAGTCCTGCCATCCCTGCAAAGTATCTGTTTTCGCCCAGTCGGGAACGAGGTTAATCGCGGCAGCGATAGAGGAAGAAATGATCTGGTTCAGCTTCTGGAAAACGATCGCAACGCTGTAATAAATTGCGTTGAATTCCTTCAGAGTGTTTGATGCCAGCTCAGCTACCCACTGACCGATACTCTGCATGGCCTCAGACGCCCAGCCCTTGATATCCAGCCACAGGCGGCCAAACGGCGTCAGCGAGTCGTAAGCCTGTTCTCCACGTTTTGCCATCGTATCGCCAAACAGGTCCATAGCCTGCGTAACGGCCCCGGTCTGGTCCTTTTGCTTAACCAGATCGTCAACATGCTTAAGTTGTGAAACGGTCAGAAAATTATATTGTTCGTTGAGACTCTGCAGCGCTTTAACAGGGTCTTTTTCGATGTCCTTATAGGCTTTGGCGATGTCCTGCGCCGAGACTATACCGGTCTGAACTGCCAACGCCGTGGAGCCCGCTGCTTTTTCAAGTTGCTGCTGTGTCAGCAATCCCATGCCAACCAGCTCAGTCATCAGACTCTGAACGGTTCCTACAGTAGCGCCAGTAGAGGCAGCAATAGACTGGGAGGAAGCCATGATCTGGAGCGCTGACGTGCCGGCAATGTTGCCAGTCCTGATAATGGCCTTGTTGATTTCGTCGTAGGCGGTGAAGTAGTCCGATCCCGCTTTGGCCGCAATCAGCACAGCACCGGCCAGGCCACCAATGGCCACTCGGGCAGGGGTCACCATTGACAACATCGCTTTCAGCGCATTGCCTACACCGCCAAACGAGTCACGGAGCTGACCGCCCTGCTGAATAGCAACCATATAAACCGGCATACCGGAAGCCAGTGAGGTCACAATGTCGGTAATTTGCATCGGGAGATAACGCATAGCATTGCGGTATTGCCCCGCGCTGATAGCCCCAGACTTCCACGCTTCCTCCTGCTCTTTCAGCTTTGCGATCATTGGTGCAGCTCGATCGGATACGCCGAGCTGGGCAGCTTTTAGCTCTAACAGTTCTGCGCGCGTTTTTCCGATTGCTGTGACCTGCTCCTCCAGCGAATCGATAAAGGTTTTGCCCGCCGCAGCTGTACGCTGCGCGGCCTGAGCCTGTTCAATGCGAGCCCGTCCCTCTGCGGTTTCAGACTCCATGACCTGTGCCAGTTTTGCCCGCGTCGTCTCAAGCACGCTGTTGTAACGAGTAAAATCCTCGTCTCCCACCAGCCCTTTACCGCGAAATTTCGCCAGGCTCTCCTGGATAGTGTCCAGTTCATCCAGCGCCTTGTTTACCGGGCTGATCTTATTCAGCAGGTTCTGCAGTTCCTGACGCTGCTGCTTCAGGCTTTCGCTGTTTTTCTTCTGGTTATCGATACCGGTGCGGAACGTGCTGTTCAGGTCATCCGCTTTACCTGCCGCGGCGGACGCGGTCTCCTGAAAGCGATCCAGTGCCTGGTTACCGCGCTCCAGCTCACTGGTATTCACACGCAGGGAAATCGTGGCGATGTCGTTACTCATTCCGCCCTCTCTTTATGCATAACTTTTAGTGCGGCGCTCTCCATGATTCGGATGTCCGAAAGCGCGGTTGCCTCGTCCTCGACATGGTGCAGGCGCATTACCCAGGGCAGAACGTTGTAATCAAGCCCTGATGCACCTCCCATGCCCGTGCGCCACTGCGTACTGACAGCCTGAAACACCAGGAATGAAGGCCATACATCTGGCCAGACGTCGATGTATTGATCGTCGTAGTCATCCGGCGAAAGCCCATAGGGCGCCAGGTCTGCCGCTGTGGGTTCAGGCGTATAGAATGCAGAGGCAACCGCTATCAGTTTTTTTCGCGCTGCCCCATCAGTTCGCGATAGTAGGTTTCAGGGATAGCCTTCATTGCAGCCGGATAGTTTTCCAGCAGCACCGAGAGATTTTCCGCGTTGAATGTATCGGGGAGCGCCCAGCCAGAAATAATTTCCATCAGAAAATCAGTGGCGGTTTTGCCTTCCAGTTTTTCCAGATCAGCCAGCTCTTTGAGTGGCTTATGATTAAACGTGAAGGTCAGCACGCCATCCTCATCGCCGGCGCGCGGGATCGAGACGTTGGCCTTAAATGTTGGTTTGGGCTGGAGGGTGAATTTGGTAGCCATTGATACCTCTTACGAAAAAAAAGCCTCCGCAAAGGGAGGCATAGGATATTGAAAGCTCTGACGGGTCAGGCGGCAGCGTCAGTCACCTTGTAGAACGTCATCGCCGGTGACTGCAGGTTCAGCACCACACTCACTGTCTCTACCTCGTTAACCGCAGTAGTCGGCGTGTCGTCAAAAGATGCCGTGGCCGCCCAGTAACGGTTTTCTTTCGCCTTCGGCACGTACATGTACGCCGCCACAGTCTCTTCGTCTTCGTCCAGTTGGCGCAGCAACGGATATACCGGGAGAGTTGAGTCGTGAGCAATCGAGTAAGTCTGAGAGACAGCGGATTTATAGGTATTCAGGTTGCGCTGGCGATCATCGCTGAGGAACTGAATCTGCGTGGTGTTCTGATCACCACCAGATTTCGATACCTCAGTGATTTGTGGCAGCTCGGTCCATTCTTCAATTTTGCGAATAGAGCCGGAACCGCCACCAGCAGCATATTTGTTTTTGTTGGTGGTGTTGATGTTGCGAAGAGTGACAGCATTCTCCGCAATCGCGTCGATTTTCGCGATAACGTTATCAATACCCGACCAGTTGCAGTTCACGTGAACGATATCGCCGACCGCTATATCGTCTGCGGCGCTAACTGTGATCACCGCGTGCTCAGCATTCGTCGCGCCGGTGAAAGTAATGGCCGGGCCGTAGCCCGATGCCAGATAGACATGAGCGCCGTTAGGCAATGCAAAGCCCATAATGGTTACTCCTTTAGAAACGGGAAAACCGGCTCAAGGCCGGTCACTTGTGGGACATCACGGAGGGAATCAGTTGATAATGTCGGCCCGATAATTCAGGCTGACAGGAACGGTGTAGGACACAGGTGTAGGGACGCCGCGGAATATGCCAGGCGTGCTGCTAATCCAGCAGGTAAAATCTTTGCCTGCAATTTCCAGCCCCTCGGGGAACAATTCCGCTACTCTGCCCGCCAGGGCAACGACGGAGGTACGGCCGGAGCCGGCTGGCGCCACGACATTAATCTGGTACACGCCAGAATAAGTCCGGCAGCGCAATCCGAGATCGATTGTTCGCGGCGTAACGGGCATATCGTGAACGGCCAGGTACATCTCGTTAGCAGAAGGTGTGAACGGCACGTTCTCCCATGCAACCGAAATGCCCTCGGCATCGGCCCAGGCACCCAATCTGGCGGCCAGTGCAGATGCAATATCAGGAATCACTTAGTCACCTCCCTGACAGCTTCCTCAAAGAAGCGTTGAAACTCAGCTGCAGTTATGCGGACCATACCGCCCGGCGCCTGTGTGGAATGCCCCATTTCAAGCGGGTAGGCATAGGGCACGTTGTTGCAGAAATAAATGGCCTTCATCCCGACTTTGAAGAGCGACAGCGTGTAGTTCCCGGCCGCTTTTGTCAGATCACCTGTCTTATCAACCCGGCCTGTCTCGTCAGTCGTTGGCGCATCAAAGGACACCTGCCAGTTACCGCGAAAGCGTCCGCCCGTATACCCCGGCGGTGCTTTGATATCCATCCCATCCACCACCCGGGCTTTTTTCTTCAGTCGCCCGGTTTTGGTCAGGTTATCGGGATCGGCCCGCTGCGCCTCGTTGTGATCGTAAACAGCGCGATTATAGGAAACGGCTGTCTGGTTAACTTCCCACAACTCCGGGTTGCCCACTGGGGACATCATCACCAGCTGGTTAAGTATTTTTATGCCGACGGCGCGCACCACTGCTTCCTGATTCGTTTTCGCCTTGTTAACGAAAGCCGTGATTTCAGCCAGGAAAGCCGCGTTCTCGCCCATGTTAAGCCCTCAGCTGCGCTTTGTAGCAGAGTACCAGCGAGGCAGGTTTTGCCGGGTTGGGTTTGATAACCCGGTGGGCTGTGCCATCAATATCGACTACATCGCCGATTTTAATTTCCTGCTCTGCGGTAAAGACGATTCGAACATCACCGTCTACGATGACTGTTCCGTCTATCTCACCGGGTACGTATTCCGTTTTAACGCCGATCGCAGTGAACTGAACATCATCCGTTTTACGCTCGACTCCACCGATAACCGTTACTGAACCCTTGCGGGTTACGTTGTACGTCGCGCCGTTCTGCCTGAGCATGCGGGTCGTTCTGGCCTGAATACGTTGATAATCAATCGCCATATCAGACCCTCTCTGCAAATGCATTAATGGCGTAACCACGACCACCAGCAAGGTCGCCCAGCAGCGCCATAACGGCAGGATAAGACGGCGTGAAGACTTCGCCATCTGCGACCGCGTAGGTCATGGTTACAGCACCTTCCAAACGTTCAGTTTTCACAGCGGCTTCGCGCACGCTGGAGAGTAAATCGCCGTCGATTGCCTCTACCGCCAGCATGCACTGCGCGGTTATAACCTGCCGTGGAACTTCATCCGGCGGGAAATCATGTTCATCCAGAACGACATTCACGCGTGGCCAGGCCAGCGGCTGTCGAGGGTCGGCTTTTGAGCCAACCCAGTCCAGCCCCTCTAGGTAATCCATTGCCTTAATCAGCAAAGGTGTGAGCTTGTCAGGCAGTTCAATGCCGCGTATTTCCGCAAATGAGGCAAGATCCTCTTCACTGGCGTAGCTGTTGGCATCAGGAGAGGTGATATCGGTATTGATCATCGAATCATCCTGTTTATGGAGCTTTCGCCCCATTCGTTATTCCCCGGAAGGCGCAGTGAAGGTGATCTCTTCAGTGGTTTTCGACACTCCATCTACAGTACCGGTTACCGTGAAGGTTCCAGCTGCATCTGATGTGAGTTTCACCGTTGCACCACCAGCTGATCCAGTCTGAGAACTGGCCGTGCTGAGCGTGCCACCTGTGGACGTCCACGCTACGGTTTTACTGGATACACCGGAGCCATTCAGCGTGTACTTCAGAGAAACAGTTACCGCGTCTGTGCTGTCAGCAGTTGCGGAGGTTTTATCCGCTGACAGCGTTACTCCCCCACTGCGGATTCCAGTTTAATCAGCACGCCTGCCGTAGATTTGTTGCTGGTGAAGTGTTTCTTCCAGTTGCCCGCAGTGCCGATGGCGGTCAGGTCAGGGTTATCACCTTTGGCGGTATCCCAGCTGTAGCCCAGCAGATCAACGTTCACCACGCCTTCAGCGCGATAGCCAACCGCAAGGTTTTCCTGATCGTTGATATCGTAGGAACGGAAGCCCGGCGCCTGAGACTCGGTGACGGTAACCGCTCCGGCCACCAGCCCAAGGATCGCATCAGCATCCATAGTGTCGGTAACCAGTACAGGTTTACCCAGCGTGCCCGGCTGCCCGCCGTAAACCACAACGCCTGCTTCTTCGTAGATTTTGTTTGCAATCGCCTCATCCACGATGTCGAAGTAAGTGGCGGAGTGCATAACGAAGAGCACCACACGGTTGAACTTATCGCCGTATTTGCGCAGGCCGCGCGTCAGGGTCTTTTTACCGTCAGTCTCAATGTCGGCGGTTACGACCATGTCGGCGTTAGCACCAATCGCCGCAGTCAGCGCTTTCAGGCCATATTTCACGTAGCCTTCCAGCGTTGCGTCAGCCACATCAGTGCCGATTACTTCGGAGAACTCGTCAACCGAGCGGCCACGGCGTTTGAATGCTTCTTCAGTCGTTTCGTATGGACCGTATTTCCACGGCGCTTTGACGGAGACGGCTTCACCTGCGCCAATCTTCTTACCCGTCACTTTTTCGGTGGAGTTAACATCTCGCGATTCGATCGAGCCCTCACCTTGTAGAAGGCACGTTTGCGGAAATCACCTTCAATAAGCTCGTTATCCAGCAGAATCGCCCCGTTGGAAGAGGCATTAAAGATTGCCAGGTTATCCTGTCGGCGCTCAAGGAAAGCGGTCTGCGCCAGGTCGTCATAAATAATCAGGTCGGTATTAACAGTCGTCATTCGGGAAACGCCTTATTTCGGAAGTTTGAGGAAGGCCTGCTGGCCATGCTTGCGGATGTAGTCCGCTTTGTCGCTGGCACTCATTTCGGAACGTTTCAGGCTGCCACCGCCGTTTGGTTTGTGTCCGCCCGCGCCGGTGCCTTCTGCGCGTGGGAACAGATGCGGAGCCGTCTCCTTAAGAGACTCAGCCCACTCAAGCGGGCTTAGTGGAGTTTTGCCGTCTTTACCGAACAGAACATCGCCATTTGCATCAACTGCTACGGCCTCGCCCTCGTCGTTGAGCTGGAATGTGCCTTTGGCACGCAGAATCAGATCGTCGGATGCTTCCGGCAGCGCGCCAGCTTTTGAGGCTGCTGCACGGATTGCATCGCCCAGAACCCGGTCCCGGAATTTGTTGGAGAACGCTTCGGCTTTGTCGGCGCGTTCATTTGCGGCTTTAATCTGCTTATCAACGTCAGCACGCAGACGCTCGGTGCGCTTATCGAGCACCTCATCAATTTTCCCGGCGGCAATCAGCTTTGCCTCTTCGTCGTCGGAAAAACGCTGGAGGATCCCACGTACAGCATCAGGATCGATACCATCGAAGCGCGACAGGGTTTCTTTTTGCTGCCTGATGGTGCCCAGCAGCTCAGAGTTTTTCGATTTCAGGCCTGTAACTTCGCTGGTCACGCGCTCATCAATCAGCTTCTGGATTTCTGGCGTGATTTCGATACCACCGCCACCGCTGCCCTCTCCGCCGCTTTCTGGTGCGTAAAATTTCAAGAGCATGTTTCGAATTAACATAATTTCCCCTTGGGGTTTTGCCGGGCCTCGCCCATAAAAAAGCCCCGGCGGATGCCAGGGCGTGGAGTAAGATGTGATTGTTAGTTGTCTGTGCCTGAGAGCTGCTTCAGACGTTCCAGGCTGATCCATTCGCCTTTGTCAGTGAACATATCAGCCAGGTCGATTTCACCCGCGCGGAACAAACGGCCACGCTCGGCACCCAGAACCTGATCCTGGCGTTGTGCCGGCTGGCGCGCGAGCCATTCCAGATATGATGTTTTCCCCGGTACCTGTCCATCCATGCTGGCACGAGTACCTTCGTCCATCTCGTCGATATCGATGCCGAGTTCTCGCCATGACTTGAGGATCAGGGTTTCAGTAGAACGGCAGCAGAAATGAATCTTCCCGGGTCCCTGCAGGTAAGGCACCTTATGCCCGACCGGTTTGTTATCCAGGGTATAGCGCAGCAGGTCACGAATAATGCAGTCGTGGCTGGTTTTATTGTCCAGCGTAGACAGCCACTGTTTACCTTTCACGATATCGCTGTTGGCACTGGTGAAGCTGTTGCGTGCTGTGGCAGCCAGATGATTCACGGCTGTTTTAGCGATGCTGGCGGCATTTGCCCTGCTCATCTGCAGCGCGCCGTCGCGATAATCTTTATTGGCGTGGCCGCGAACACTGCGCGCGATTGTTTCTACCGTGTCGCCGGCAAGATACCCCCTGCGGACGGCGTTCACTATCCGCGCCAGCCTGTCCGATTCCAGATTCTCCGCCCACTCACTCATCAGCCGCCCCTGAAAGGGCTGCGCCATCGCCGCGGCATACACCATATCGACGGTGATGCCCTGCAACGGATAGTGAGACAGGACCTGTGATGGCAGAAGGGAATCGAACAGGCTGAACTGATAACTGACCTCGTTCCTGGAAAGGGCCAGCAGTTCCCCTTCCAGCCCGGCCTGCATCGAAGCGACAGCCTGATGGTTAAGTTCACGTACGCTGCCGAGCAAGCTTTCCAGACGTGTAACCGTGAAGCTATCGGCCGGTAGCCTGTCCAGCGCATCCAGCAGACGGGCAGAGATTTCTGCGTCCGTCTCGTTAAGCAGTTTCACCATCCGGTTTGCTACCCCAGTGGCGTAGCGGCTTAACCAGACGGAATGTGCGATCGACTCATCGCGCAGGCTTTCGTTGACGGTTGGCATCTCAACCTCCCGTCATCGTGGGTGCCTGATTGCGAAGTGCATCAATCACTTCGTCCGGACTGTCCGCCGGGTCGATAAGGTCAAGCTTCTGCAGTGCGCGAATCATATCGCTATCACGCAGCGCACCGGATTGCCAGGCGTTGACGATTGCCGTCACCATGCCCGACTCAGCAACCTTAGCAATGAATTCCTGGTTGATGGTATAACTCATCGTCTCACCATTGATGCCGAGGTATTTCGCACACCATCCCAGCGCCAGGGTATAGGCCTCAGAAACGTTCGAAACGCAGATACCGAGCACCGATGTTGAGGATGTTTGCTCACCGCTCGCCTGGGTAGCCGTCTTCGCCGTGGCGTTCTGCTCAATCAGTCGGGCGCCCAGCTGCACCATGTAATCGCGCTTACTGTCCATGGCCTCTTTAGCCAGCATGTTCGGCTGTGCCTGGGCATAACCAAACGAGCCCTCCTTGGGAAGCAAAAGCGGTGATCGGGATCCAATTTTCACGCCCCTCTTCTCGAGGTGATCGCGCCAGCCGGTATCGAGCCCAGTCATGTACGGCTGCACCTGGCCACAGAACCATACGCTGTCTTCATAGTCAGCGCTGTTTCGGTAATGACCGTGGTTTATCTCCACCAGCGCAGCCAGCGGTGAATCATCAATGGTAGGATCGTTGTTCTGGGCCCCGACGAATGTGAACGGGATTTCATCCCAGTAGTCCTTTCCTTTCGGCTTAGGGTGGTACTCACTGTCAACTGTGTAGGTTCCGCTTGTGGTGCCACCTGCCCGGCGCCATACCCGGCAGATGAACCGCCCTTCTTCCAGCGCCAGCTCGCGGTACTGGATTTCATCCTTGTAAGCGTAACCATCCAGCTCTTCTACGCATTCACGAAGGACCACCAGCACCAGTTGATCGCGCCCATTGATACGCTTCGTCCGCCAGTTAATGATGTTCTCTGCCGGGTAGCGGAGGATGATCGCTTCGTCGGATGCTTCTGCATAGTCAACATAAAGCCCCTCTCGCGCCACCTCCAGCACGTTCTCGGCCACCAGCTGCGACTGTTGATAGATGCTGGTACCAGCACCGTCAGCATTATCCAGCAGGTATTTCAGCTTTTCAGGACCATTGAAAGTGGGATCCTTTCGATATGCCATCCCAAGCATGCCGATTTTCGTGTTGCCCGCAATGGCATAGAAAACCGCACGGCTCAGATAGTCTTCATTACGTTTTTTATTGCGTGCTGATTTATCGGTTGGATCAAGATATGGCAGGTAGGTATTGCCTGCCGCTTTCACAGCTTCTGCACCTTTGCAGAAATCGCGGTATTTTTTCCAGGCAGCAGAGGCCGCCCGGTGTTCTGGTCGAACCCAGGTGATGTCGTCGTTTGCCATATCAGAAAGTGGTGTCCATGGTGATTGAGTATGCCGGCTTCACGATCGGGTAATCCTTCACGATGAAGTACCCACCAGCATCATTTGGGTGATCGTTATCCGCTGTTTTATCCGGTTCGCCATTGGCCGCCCAGATTTGCTGCTCGAGGCTCTCGGTGTAAACCGGGCAGTTCTGAACGTTAACCAGATAGCGGCGCTCGCCGTTGGCGTTGCAGAACATGGCGTTCATCGAGTTGATGCGGTCTTTAACCGGCGGGTTGGCATCATCAACAATGACGCTGAATCCGGCTTCGTTGAGCTGAGCAATATCGGTCTTGCTGGCGTTCTGCGATTTGCGGGAGTCGCCTGACGCATCCGGATAGATGTAAATCTCCCGGCTCTTCACGTAGCGGCCATCCTCATAGCGCCAGAACTCTTCCTGTATGCGCTTAATCATCGCCGGCGTGTCGTATACCTTCACCAACTCACGCACCGCACGTGGTAAGCCGTTACGCTTTACGTGAACAATCGCGGCCATTTTCCCAACGTTGAAGTCCATACCAATGAACAGCGGATCCTCATCCTGAATCTCGTCAGAACAGTTATTCAGCTTGCGGTTAAATGTGTGGTAAATGGTTCCGCTATTGAGGTTCGTGAACTTCCCGCGCAGATAGGCCTGAATCAGTTCATCAGGATAAGAACTCAGCAGCGATGGGATGTAATCAGGCGGAAGATTCTTCGCATTGTCGAACGTGCTGGCCTGAATCAGTCCATACAGGGCCGCGAGCTCCGGCTTTTCACGAACCGCCTTCACGAACTGCTGGTAGACGAACTTGAACCCTTCCGGCGTCGTCGTTACATCGATGCCATTACGAAGCCCATCAACCTTGTAACGCATACGAGCGATGATTTTTCGCCAGGCCTGTTGCGCTTTGGCTGCGGCCATGACGTCCAGCTCATCCACCATTGCGTTACCGATTTTGAAGCCGACTATCGAGCCGGGTTTCTCCATCGAACGGCAGATGGTTGTCCCGCGGTATCGTCGCCCCTCGTAGAAGTGAACCTCTTTGTTCCCCTCATTGATTTTGACGTTCAAGCCCCAATCAAAGGCTACCTCTTCAATCGTCGGGTAGAAGATGTCACGGATCTGCGGGTACGTCGGCGCGAAATAACCCTGGTTGATTTTAGGGTGCTCCCACATCCCTTTGCAGATGCCTCCACAACCCACCCACGTCTTACCGGAACCGAACCCGGCAACGTAGGCTTTAAACTTGTGCTGCATTGCAAGGAAGCGCGCCTGAGGAATATTAAGTGTCGGGCTGATCCCCATCGTCTGCCCTCGCATCCACTACGTTGATATTGATATTCACTGGGGTTGGTTCATCGTCTTCACCATCACCGGCCAGGTCTTTACGGAGTTTTTCCACCTCCAGCAGCCGGCGTTCGATTTCAATCTGCTGCAGGCGCTGCGCGAATTCACTATCAGCCAGGCCAAGGCGTTTCATTACCGCTTCGAACATTCTTTCACGGCTGATAGCGGTTATCTCGACGCCATTCTTGCCGACTTTTACGCCGGAGTAAGCGAGTCGCGAGACTGGCGGGAGTTTACGCGTATCAGGGAAATACGGCTGGCCGATGCCGTCACCATTACAGCGTGGACAGCCAGGGTTAGGCTCTCGGGTGTGATCGTAGCCGTAACCCCCAACATCGACTGGCTCACGCTTATCGCGTTCTGTCGCTTCGAGGCGTTTCTCTTCGAACTCCACCATATCGCGCCATTGGTACTGGTGACCGAAGCCCCAGCAATAACGACACGCGCCGCGGCGATACTGCGAAAGCTGGTTTGCATCGAAGGTGGCAAGCTGCCACATCTGCGCGAGGACTTCATCGGCACCGCCAAGCGTGCGCGCAATGGAGGCTTTCTGCTGCTGCGCAATGGCCTGAGCAACGTTAGGATTCGTTATGAGCTGGCGACCGTAGTTTGGGTCACTATAACCAGCACGTGCAGCGGCAGCGGTGGCGTTGTTGTCCTTCAGGTATTCCGCGACAAATAAGCGCTGCTGAGCGGTAAGTCCATCATCATCCACCAGCTCATTTGCGCTTTTATCTTTCTGCGCAGTGCGCATTTTTTTCTGCGCAGATTTTTGCGCAGTTTGCGCAGTTTGCGCAGTTTGCGCAGAAGGTTTTTTGATATATCGACGTGCGGTAGCGTAGTTCAGTCCCTGCGCTTCACACCATTCTTTTGGTGATACGCCGGTTGAGGCATGTTCGGACAGGAACCGTTGCTGAAGCTCGCCCCAGTCCGGTTTTGCCATTGCTTACTCCAATAAAAAAAACCGCCCGAAGGCGGTTAATCATTCAGTATGAACGCTTTTGTAATGAATCAGAAGTTTTCAAAAAATGGGTCGGCTTTTATTTCGAAAAGCACCCTTAATGCACTTTCTCTATCCACTTCACCTTTACTTAATGACTCATAGACCTCACTAAGCTGAAGATAGATTTGTTTAGCTTTGGCGCGATCCTTTTTTTTCGTCATTGTTACGACGTTCTCATAAACCTGATGCAACGTAAAAGTTAGTTTCGAAAAAGGATGTGTCTCAGGAATGGGCTCAGAAGTTAGCTGATATTTGTTAGGCCCAAGCCCTATAGTTTGCTGTAGTTTAAGCACTGAAATTACGAATGCTTTTTTATCCCTAAAAGCCTCTTGGTTACGCCAACCAAACACTACAACGACCCCTGCGGCAGTTGCCAAGAATGTAGCTACAGCCGCCGATAAAGATATCCATAACCCCAAATATACCCAATTAGCTGATTCGCGTGCTGCGAGCATAGCCTCGTACGCGATTAGATCTGCGTCCATTTTCACCTCACTTATTTAGTGAGTCGATTATAAACAAACGCATTAGCATAGGCACTTAATGAATGCCTGATCTAATGCCGCACAATGATGGCAATAAAAAACCGCCTGGAGGCGGTTCATTCGACAAGTCCATGGACTCTAGCGCTTAAGGATTTTTTCAATTCTTTAAATGCCTGGCCAGTACTCTTGACCGACGCATTTAGTAATTTACGCGCCTCTATGGTATCTAAATCATTCCGTTCATGCGCGTGATAAGCTTTATTTCCTGAGTCTAGATGACGTCTTAACTCGGCCATAGCAGGGGTTAGTTCTGGGAAATAAAGCGGCAATAAAGTATCCAAGCGGTCATGGGTGCTTCTAGCACTGAACTCAGAAAGGAAGGTGTGAAATTGTGCTTTTGTTAACTCACCTTTGATAACGGCTAACTGATAAGCTTGGTAATTGAACACATCCTTATCCCAGGTAGTCAGCAGGAGATAGAGCTCCTCTGCTTTTCCTAAAATTAACTTCTTATTTTGTGTTTCTTTTTCAAGTTTTGCTTGGGCTTGAAAGCGCTTTTCGTTGAATATGTTGGCAACCCAAGCGCCGCCAAGCGCGCCGAGGACAGCTATTAACGAGGTAATGAGTGGGACATACTGAGCCATGCTTAACTCCCTTTTTTTGGAGATATAATAACGTGCTTTATCGTCCAATCACTATGTTTAGTCTTTACAATTTTTTGCCCACGCTTTGTTATGCGCCAGGATGTCTTTTTTCGTCTGGCGGTCCAGCACATCCCAGTCGTGATCCGTTCCGTAGATGGGTTTAACCCAGTCGCAAGCCGTGTACACTACCTCACCCCTTACGGACCCAGTTGTCACACGCTCGCGATCAACATCGTCGCCAGGCATATGGTTAACAGCCTGGTTTCTCGTTCGTTTTTTTGCGTGGCCCTCTGCTACTTCTGTGCCGCCACTTCCCGAGCGAATAGAAGTCCTTCCCATACCAAGCCGCTTAATTTTCTTGAGCAATGCAGCGGTGTTCCCTCGGCTGACATATCGACGACATTCAGCCCGGATAGCGTTGTCCTCCAGACCTTAGGCCAATGAGATACCGGCATAAGCACTCCTGTAGAGGTCAGAATGTCCAGCTCGTCCATTTGGTCTATCTCAACAAGACGATTCAGGACATTTGTCGCATTTATGCAAACCAGATCATTGCGTTGCGCTTTAAGTTCGGCAATTCTGTACTGGATGTCAGGTTTTGACAGGTCTTCGGACGCGGTGCGGTTAGCTGTCTTTGTGCGGTACCCCGCCCGAATAGCCGCTTGCGTGGCGTTTAAATAGATGCGGTACTCGCGACACAACATATCTTGCTTGTCGGTGAGTGCCATAAATATCTCTGAGAGGAATTCAGTGGAAAAGATTGAATTTAAAGTAAAAAATGGCCGTGACATTGCGTTCGTAGGGAAAGAGGTTGCATATGAGCACGATCCTGTACAGGATGTAGCCTACCGTATTTATGAGACTGAAAAAGGGAATTGGATATTTGTTGCATCCTCCAATGAGGGATATCTTTTACAACAACAGGTTTTCAAGAACAAATCCATTGAAGAACTTGTAAAATTCTTTGGTTTTACAGATATTGCAAAATCGATTTATCAACAACTTGATATCGATACCACTCAAAACCTCGACATCTAATACCGTAAGGCAACTTTCCAAAACAATCTTCTAAAGAGTCACCGCGTAGTGACTCTTTTTATGATAGTTAACACAAGAGAATGATTTGTTTCAGAGGAATAATTTGAATTTCTTTTTATTAATATCATTCGTCTTTTACGATTTTTTCTGTCAGTCGCGAAGGCTCTTGATTGAACTGCACGTGCTTCACATCGGCAGGTGCAAAGTACAGCCATTCTCCCGTCTCGGTCGCCAGCGACACAAAGCCTTTAACCCGCACAGGCTGACGCCGAGACAACTTTCCCGTGAAGGCTTAGCCTGTCTGGGTGGTTAGCGTGATTTGGTAGATGTCGGACATTGAGAGCCTCTTTATCCGCTTATGGGGACATTGCCATTACGATGGGCCTACCTAGGGTAATGGCAACAAACAATCGCCCGGAGGCGGTTGTGGCTAATTTTTTAAGTTACACACCGAATCGAAGTATTTTTTTATGGCCTTAACCCCTCGAATGGCCAATCCGCCCCAAGGTGCTGGCAATAGGTCACCATTCTCAATAATAGCTTGAAGAGCCGGCTGGTAGTATTTTGAATAATTTTCGCAATTAAAAACCTTGCCGAGGTCTACTCCTTCAACGTCGACTTCAGTTTCAGTCTGAAGGAACAAATCAAGAGCTTCAAGTTGTTCCTCATTGGTATATTCTTCACTCATAAGGCCTCCGAATCATTAAATGGCTTTATGAGTATTGCAACTGGCTAAGTGAGCACACTAATAGAAAAGTTTATATGTCAACTTACAATTCATTCATTAATCGTACGCTCATTACAGAGGCCCCTCAGTGAGGGGCTTCTATCATGCGATGTACGCAATAGTAAACCGTCCGGAGGCGGTTCGAAGATTATTATTTGGAATGTAACGCAATAGTGACTATTGGTCCCATAGCTAATTCAAGTTTAGTGATATTTCCCTCAAGGAAGGCGATATGCTTGATAGATATGCTTTTCATTGCTTCTATCAACCTCTTGTTTTTTCTCCCTCTTTTTGTTCCAAGGCAGATTAACCATCTCATCTGCATTTCATTACCAGCCACAGAGAGCGCTTTTCGGTGAACGTTATCTTTATCATCCTCCATTCGCTTAGGAGCACGAATCAGACAATTGTTATACTCAATAATTGCATCTATAAATCTTAGAAATTTATTTTCTTCGTACTGTTTTTTCCATTGATTCAGGGCACAGCATGCAATAATTGCTGTTAGCATAGCGAAGAAAGCTGAACAAACATTTGCCCAGATGCCAAACTGTGCGAGGACGTTGTTATCCATGATTATCTCCCGTAAAAGGGAGCATCATACATGGACACATACTTTAAGAAATAGATCTCAATATCAAAGGATTGCTAGTTATGTTTACTTTAAACACTGTTCTATTACGTAGTCCTGCAGGTAACCAACCTGCTTCGTCACTGTGACGATTCGCTCTCTGAGGGTGAAATAATCCCGTTCAGAGGAGTCAGTAAGTCGGGGGCTGGGAGCATCGCCCAGGCCGCCGGCGCTGGCCGTTCCGTTCGCTGGGCATCTGGCGTTGACGTGCAGCCCACACTTGCCAGTGCTAACGCAACGCTGCAGTTCTTCAAGCTGAGATTTCGCATCGGATAATTCCTTCGTGTATTTGGCATCCAGCGCAGCGACATCACGCTGGCGGATCTGCATGTCTTTGATAGTGGCGTTCGCCAAGCTGAGCTGTTCGGTGGCTCTCTCGCGTTGGTCTTTGTAGGTAATGGCGTTACCGCGGTAGTGTTTAATCGCCCAAGACATAGAGACCAGCAGGCAGATAACGACAGCGCAGATGATTGCGGTTAATCGGCTCATTTCTGGCCCCACTCGCAAACTTCACGCTCAATCTCGCGTCGGGTGATCAAACCCTTCCACTGCTTGCCACCAGCATACGTCCAGCGCTGCAGCTCTATGCATGCACCCGGAACATCCCCGGTATTTAACTTTTTCAGCAGCGTCGATCTGCTAAACGCTCCAGCACCCACGTTGTAGGTGAAGGAGTAAAGCGCGGCACGCGTAGGCTCAGGAATGCGTACCTTGATCAGCGGGTCGATGGTGTTTGCCACCTTTCGCAGATCCGCCTTCAGCAGGTTATCGCACTCTTTGTCGGTGTATCGGTGACCGCGGCGAATATCGGCACCAGTGTGCCCATCGCAAACAGTCCAGACACCAACGACGTCTTGATAAGCGTAATAGCGTCTTCCTTCAAGTCCATCCGCATTGCCCAGCATGACAGCTGCAATAGAGATTGCACCGGATCCGCCAACAATGGCACCCACCAGTTTATTCCTGAGTGTCGGGTTCATCTCGGCTCCTGCTGCGGCGGTTGTCTTCGCGGATTTTGAAGTAGAGATTTGTCAGGTACGTGAGTACGGCGATGATGATGCCCACCAGCACGCCAATCGCGTTCCACTGCTCGGGACTGTAGGCATTCAGCATGCCGTTTAGGATGCTACCGGCTGAAGCGCCATATGCAGCACCTGTGGTTAGTTTGTCCATGCGATACATACTCTCACCTCGCGTAGTTAGCGGGTGCTGTGTGTTTCAAAAGAGTTCAGGCTCTTTGACTGATTTAACAACAACACACGTCGAGGAGTTTTCCCGGAGCCTGAAAAGGAAAAGGCTCGCCAAGGCGAGCCATTGATGACTTTCATTTGTAAAATTAAAATATCTATCTGGCGCTTTCGCCTCTTAGTGTCGCAATCCTAAATCCTTGATACGGCCCACGGTGGAGCACAACCTGAAAATATCCTTTTAAATAATACGCTCCCCTAAACCACTCAAGGCTCGAGTAGGAACTAGGGTTTTTTAAAAAACTAATAGTTAATCCAGTACAGTGATTCTCGACACTAGGCCTCTGCTTTTTGTCAAATCCATCATAACATTCTGTCCAGATTGTCAATGATTCAGGATCTAAAGCCTCATTTCGCTGATCTATTTCCTCTCTAGTATCTTTGTCATAAGACTCATACTCTTCTTGCGAAAGCTCAGGTTCTTCATCAACATCAATTTGACCAGAATCAGGGTCAAAATACACATTGAGATATACAACTCGCCCTACATGGGCTTCTAAGAAATCTTCAAAGCGATTTGCATTTTTTGTCAGAGAAGAAATCTCAATTGAATTTGTATATGCATCATCTAAAGGAAATGTCGGGGTTTTACTCGATTCATACCCCTTAATCGCGTAAATGCACGCTAAGACTGACGCTACTGTACCAATGGCAGTCATAATTGATGTAAATGTTATTTTCTTAGACATCCCAAGGCACCTTCACTTATCCATAAGCTTGAACTGTGTAAAAAAGAGATACGAGTGTAATTTTAAATCGAGCTAAATATAGCCGATCTACACATTCATTAACAGATCCAAGCGCTTAGATATAGTTACCTCAGGACATAGCCTAGAAACACAAAAGCCCCACGGGGTTAACCGCAGGGCTTTAAACGAAGGCAATAACCCATCGTTAGAGCAAAATTACCACAGATTCGGGAAATGTAAATAGCTCACGATAAAATAACGCCCTATTTTGTTATCTGCTTCAGCTGCGCATCTGCCCAGGCCTCTTCGATGTCAAACTTGGTGATTAGCTGATCGTAAAATGGTTTAACAGACTTCTTCCATGTATCGAGACTGATTGCTTTCGTTATCTGGCACACCGCGGCGTATGCCTCGGTCGATGGGATTCGTTCATATCCACGGCCACTGCAGCGTTTGCAATCGGCCAGAATTGGAACGCCCTGCCGTTCTGTAAGAGCCTGATTAACGGCTTTCCCGCGTCCATGGCAATCTTTACAGGCGCAACTTACAACCTTCTTACCCTTACACTGAGGGCAGAGAACGCGCGCTACCTCCCTGACCTGTCTATGCACCTCATACTCAGAAGGACGAATATCCTCCGCGCCCATGTTCAAAGACATCTTCACGAATTTCTTCTCTTTTGCCGGAGTATGAATCTTCATGCTGAAAACCTCAGCGTCGATAAACCCTTCCCCATTGCAGCCATCGCACTGCTTCACACTGGCGGCACTGCGGGAATAATCCTCAAACGCGAAGGTGGCCAGTTGGTGCATTACTAATGGCTTAACCCTAGCATCCAGTTTGCGAAGCGCAGCAACCCGGTCGCACTTGGTCAGCGCATACTGGGCCAGCAGTTCGATCGCCCTCTCCCGGTCATTGTTGCTGATCCCCATCTTCCCGAGAAAGGCGCTATAACCGAAGGCTGCCCGTTCCTGGGTCATGCCCATAGCGGCCATGATATCCGTCCCGGTTAATGAGTCTGATGCAGTAGCTCTAGGAGAGTCGCTAATCATTGTCGATTTGGCGAAGTGATATTTGAGGGTGTTTTCAAGGTTCATGCGGTCTCCAGCTCGGTGATGGTGAGTTCTAATTTCCCGCCTTTAACGACAGGCATTTTCACAACGCGATAGTCGACAACCTGGCAGTCATCCAGCCAGAACCCCGCCTTGGTTAAAGCGTCGAATGCAGCCTTCTGCAGGTTATCCAGATCGCGGCGCCGTCGGTCGGGCATATGACATTCAATGCGGATTTTGAGTGGTGCAGCCGTTCGGATATCTAGCCGGGCGCTTCGAATGACACGGGCGACCGCATAGCGATACGCGACGCCATCAGCACTAATGTGTGTACGCCCGCGGTTGTGCCGGTAATACCGGTTGTTGCTCGGCGGCCAGGGCAAAGTGATTTGATATGTCTTCACGTTCACCCCCACATCCGGTTTCGCCAGCGGCTGTCCGGGCGCGCTGGTGTATTTGAGGTCGGCAAGAATGCACTGACAGTCCAGGTCACGTAATCTGGGTTAAGGCTGCGCTCTACCTTCACGCCGCGGCGCTGGTATTCCGCAATGAGTTCTTCGGCCTGCTGGGTTGTGCAATCGGTATGATGGAACCAGGTCTTCTTCATTCCCGTCACCCCGCAAAGCTCATGAGTTGCGCAGCGGCATTCTCCGCCTCGCGCTGATCCCTGAATGCTTTGGATAATATCCAGCGCCAGAGGACATCAAGCGCGGCCTTGTACAGCTGCTGGAACTCAATTTCGTCCATGTTCGCGAATGAGATGCTGCGAGGATGTTTCTGAAGGGTGCCATCCGGAAGCTTTATGGCGTCGTAATGCCCGGCCTGAATAGTCACCCAGGCGCGGTACGCATCGAAGGATTTACAGAGGCTGATACCGTTCGTGACGCGGCGGCTTGCTACCTGCTCAAGGTAGTGCTCAGCGGCATCAAGCAGTGCTCCTTCGTTGCCACCATAGGAGGCCAGAAATTTAGCGTAGCCGGTAACCAACTTGCGCTCGTTGGAGGAGATCGCGCCGCCAGTCGGCTCCCAGTATTCGAAACCGAGATTGAGAAGCACGAAAAAGCGCCGGTGGAATGCCGGGTTTCGTACCCGCCTGAACTCGGCAACAAGAACATCGCCGAGTCGGGTTTTGGATTGCAGGATATCGCTGGTCTCGGGCGTAGCCGGGATCAGTATTCCTGAGTGGTGTTTTATAAGTTGTAATTCTAGCGCCATGGTTCTCTCCGTGGCGCATCAGGTATAGGTTGTTCAGGCCTATGAAAGAATAATATCAGACGGTGGTGTAACTCGGTACCCCAGTCGTTTTGCAAATTGCATGAACCCGTTGAGAGTGAATATTTCTTCCTCTTCGAGTAACGGTCGTAATGAAACTATTCCATTTACTCGATAAACCAGATATCTCCCTTCCGCCGGGAAGCTATAAATAACTGCTTTATCGGCCCTTCTGACCACGTCGTACCATTGATCATCTGCATTAAAGGCATCTGAACTACACACTATTTCCCCCAGAGCGACTTATTGACGCGGTAAACAGTAATCGGGAACAGCCAGGGGAACGCAAACAGCGATACTCTTTGAAACTGCTCCAGTGAAATTCACGCGATTAATTAAACCACTCGTCCGCGCTTTCCCAGGTCTCCTGAAGTATCTGCTCGACCTCATTCTTGTCGCCTCCAAAAACGGTCAGACCATCAGTACTGGCTCGCTTTATTGTCAGCTGGCATTCATCGAACTGTTCGCTGAGTCTTTTGAGCAGTTCTGACTCGAGCGCAGGTATAGCTCCATCAGGAAGTTTCTTCATGCGATCAATGGTTAGTTTGATTTTCATTTTTCCCTCCGCAATGAATTACTGTATGCATGTACAGTATGTTTATAAACTTATGTAACGGATTTTGCAACGTTTTATGTGATAACAATGTATCGCACGGAGAATGTGTCCCCCCAAACAAGCAACAGGTAACTTCTAGCGTGAAGACTTGGAGTTTCTGTGGTTTGAGTGTTTTAAAGCGGAAGCATGAATGAACATTTGGATATGTATCATGGCTCACAAGCAACATGTCATGACCACACTCTCCAGCCAGAACCTGCCTTGTAGATTCGCGCTTTGAGATCATCGTTCAAGTCCCCGTTACAAATGTTCCCATCATTTGAATTAAAGATTTTTCAGCCATTGCCGATACTACTCTGGTCCTTGCTTGTGACGCGTTCAGTGTTCAGTACTGTTTGCTTTGGCCATCCGGACTGATTACATACCGCCTCATCAAAGCCAATCCTTAATATAAAGGGAACTTATGAGATTAAAATATGCAGCACTCATACTCGCCGTTGCCATTACAGGCTGTGATGACAAAAAAGACGTGATCGGTTGTTCTTCTGAAATGACCCAGTCAGCGCTCATGGATTTATTAAAAAAATCTGCTTATGAAGGACTTTCTGAACAGGTCGACAAATATCCTGACGTTACAAATCAGACCAAACGAAGCGCCTTAGACAAGATAAAACTGGTCATCTCTGAAATCTCCACAACCTCAAGTGACACGGGTAGTACAATGAAAACGTGTGAAGGTACTGTGACGATGACCCTACCTGCGAATGAGTACGCTCAGCTTTCTGATGCTTACAGGAAAAACTTTAACCGTAATCTCGATAAGCAAATGGAAAGCCTGTCTTTAGATAACAACGCAAACAGCTTTTCAAAACGCATCTCCTACACAGCACAGGCGACCGACGATCAGAAAAACGTTTTCGTAAAAGCCTCCTCTGATAATCCGATATCTGTGGGTGCCGCTGCACTTACATCGCTTTCAATCATCAACCCGATCGTTGAACAGCAGAAGATCCAACAGGCTAAAGATGCCCAGCAGAGCCAAATTGAAGCGCAACAGCAGGCTCAACTCAGGGCGCAGCAACAGGCCCAGTATGAGGCAGAGCAGCAAATTGAGAGACAGACGCAGCTGCAGGCACAAGAAAAGGCAGAACAGCAGGTCCAACAGCAAAATACTGGGAGCCTTGATCAGTCCCGAATGGCTTTTGCGAATGCCGACTCCGATTTGAATACCGCCTGGAGCACATTAACGCCGACAAAGAAAAAGGAGTTACTGCCTTCTCAGCGCCAGTGGATCAAAACAAAGGATGCTATGTGTGGCAAAGTTTCAATGCAGGGAACTGATTCAGAAGTTAAGAAAATGGTCGACTGTCAGACGCAAATGACCCTTTCTAGGACTGCTTTCATCAGAACACAATAACTGAAGATCATTTTAGGCTGGTGGCCAGTACTGAGCTGGCTCCAGCGTAATGCTTGATATTTTCCGGCGTGTCCTCTGACCTTTTTCCATCATGAAGCGTAAGCTTCACATCAGATCAGTGAGTTTCCAGCTCAACATGTGACATGATTTTACGTTCTGACATAGTTTGGGATGTCAAATTTGTGCCATAAGCGGAACTTGCTAACATCATGCTAAATTAGTTTGCTGGGAGCACATGATATAAGCCATAACCATGTCCTTTTTACAAATCTTATGAAATATGAAAAAAAATAAACCGGAACCTGAAATTTCCCTGTGATAAATGCGGGGGTTCTAATGGATACTAGAGCAGAAAAGATAAACCCCGTATAAACAGGGTTTTATTTTCTGCCTGATAATAATTTAATCTCGGATAAACTCACCTTCATGATAATCAATATTTATAATTATCGTCGAAATTATAGGCCCCCGCTCTGAAATAAGTAAATTTAAATATTGCCCAAACTTATTTTGTATAAACTTTGCAACCTGAATGCCATATTTTTTTAGAAAATAATCATAACGAGCGCGATAATACCAGGCAAAATCATCATAATCTATTTGTAAGAGGTCCAAAAGACTGACATCATCGATCATCAAACCAAGGCCTTTAATATGACAAGGAATATATCCAGATGACTTATAGAAACGCTTTTGACGATCATAGCCCTTCATAGTTACGCCATGATAACTTGTAAGCAAGTCATCTATCATTTTTGACCATTCGCATGTCCTGTCTATATTGCCATTTTTGAATTTAACCTCTCTTCCCATTGTTTGATATTTGAGCATTTCATCGATGACTGCTTCTAAGTAATTCTTTGTTACACCGAGACTTTTACTTGACGAATTCTCTGGCCAACCGATCACGTAAGGATCTGTTTTTTCAGGAGATTTATAGCTCCACGCTTCATGTTTCGGCATCATCAGATACTTGGCGCAATCAGCGAGTCCCGGTTCATCACCACCAAGTTTGTACATCCCTAGTTCTTTACCTGATGCTTTAGTGCCAGGATATAAGGTCAGCAATTCTTCGCGGTTAACTGATTCAAGTAGCTTCCTTTCTTTTTCTGTTGAAGGTCCATCGGGCAATAAATTGTATTTTTCTGAGCACTTGCCTTGTAATAAAACGGCACGGACTTTTTTAAAACCATTTTGGCTGTTAAATTCATTGAAGATAAACAAAAGGTCTGCTAGTTCGCAGTTAAGGACTTCATCTTTCCTAGCTTTAAGACTTACCTGATTCGTGTTGCCATAACTCGTAGAAGAGTTGTTCTCATTTTCGTACTTGCTTACGGTAAACTTTGCCTGAGGTGTCCCATCAACCCAAACTGAGTTTGCGCTGACATTAATGTACGGATTGTTGTTTAAGTATGTTTTTTTTACTTCAGAAACAATGTGATCAAGAGTTTCTACAGAATGTAGGTTTCGCAGCCCCCACCGTTCAAGCGAGGCTCTTTTTTTGTGTTTCTTGTTCAAGTAAACCTTGCGCCAGCACTCCCAACTTAAAGGTTCTGTCATCAT